ATAATATGCCTTTGTGTTTTGCTTAATTGCCTAATATTTGATTATGTACTACATAAACAAAAAGTGCATACATGTTAGTGTACGCACTTTTATTTAGTCTTTCAAGTTTTTTACTACTTAAAAGCGAACTTTTTTGTTCGTTTTTTAACGAAAAAGTTTACAATTATCTATGTTGAACTAAACTTACAAGTCTGCTCAATTCATCATTTCTAAATGTAACTGACTCTTCCATTTCATTTTGCCCTTGGATACCACCACGTGTATCAACTACTGCACCACCTGCTTGTTGACCAGGAACTGCTGGTGTAGGTGTTGTTGTACCTGCTGGTGCTGCTGCCGGTGTTTGACCAGCTGCTGCGTCTTTAGCATTTGCTGCCATTACTGCTGCTTGACCACCAAATTGTGCTTCAGCTGCCTTTGTTGCTGGGCCCATAATACTGCTGGATCTGGTTTAGCACCAGTTGTTGTACCTGTTTTAGCTGCGGCTTGACCACCACCAACCATTTTAGCTGGATCAGTTGCAGCCCAACCTTGTTGTGCGCCTTGTGCAACGCCCTGTGCAAAGTTTGAAACACCTTGTTTGGCTTGATCCCACCATTGACCAGCTTTGTTAGCTACAGCTTGACCAGCTTCAATTCCAGCTCTTGGCAATGCTGATGCTAGTCCTGCAACTGTACCAGCAGCATTACCAACTGCTTGCCCAGCGGTTGCTGCTGTTTCATTTTGTTGTTCACCTTCAACGATTGCAATGTAATCACGCAATCTAGCCGTACTAGAACGTAGTTGGCTTTCTGAAATTTTTTGCTTTGACATATTATCTTCCTTTTGATAGTTGAATTAATCTAGCAAGAGCACCGTCTTGCGAATTATCTGCAGACCCCGTTTGAGCCATACTCGTATTCGGTGTGTTGCCAATAAAGTCAACTTCAATTGTTGGTACACCAGCCAATTTTAAGATACCCTCATGCTCACTAGAGCTAGGGTCTAGTTCTTCAATCTTGCGTAACACTGCCTTAACGTCTTCTTCAGTAGCATTAGGGAATTCACCATCTTTAAATCCTTTAACTACTTTTTGTTTTGCTCTTGTCCCGCCAATTGTAAAATTCTTCGCTTCCTTGTTCCAGAATCCAGAAATCATTTTCAAAATTTGGTCCATGCCGCTTTCGTTACTTACTTCTTCCTCTTCCTCTGGCATGTTGAAACCACATTCCATTGGTGTTAGGCCACATTCTTCGATTGCATCTTGCAATGTCATAGTTCTGTGCCCAAAGTCTAACTTAGTATCAAGCTGTGCGCCACATTCTTTTGCTTGGATCAAACGTGCTTTAATTCTAGAGAATGGACTCATTTCACCAGTGCCCTCAGCGACAGGTGATGGTGGGGGCTCAACAGCAGGTGGTGGCATTGCACCAGGCTGTGCTTCTGGAGGAACTGCACCAGCTTCAGGTGCGGGTGGAACAGCGCCAGCTTCAGGTGCTGGCGGTGCTTCAGGTGCTACTGGAGCAGGAGGTGGAGGTGCCACAGGTGCAGGTGGTGCAGCTTCTGGTTCTTGGCCACCAGTTTCACCTTCACCAAATGTCAATTGCATTGCAACTGATGGATCTCTTTCTTGAACGTACTTTTGGATCAATACACGTATATCCAAATCAGGATCAACTTGATCTAATGATTGGATGAATTCCGGATCATCAATAATGCCTTTTAGGCTCAACTTTGCATTGATTTCGTTATTGCCACCTTTAAGGTCAGAAGCCAATAACTTGTTTAACTTTTCAATAGCAGCTTGTTGAACTTCTTTATTTGGACTGAATAGTGTATCAGTGCCAGTTTGCTCTTCTTCATTCTCAACAATGCTGTTAATAAATGCTTCAAATTGATCTTCAGCCATTGACTCCTTCTTAGAGGACATTTTGTGAATTGCTGTGTGAACACCTTTTAAACGCTTGTGCGCTTTTTGTTGGCTTGGGTGATCATAGTCAACTGGTTCATTTTTTCCGATACTTACACCAGTATCCAATCCAGCCTTGTGGATATGCCCAGCGGCATCGTATGCACCTTTTTGGGCATAGCTCTTTAATGTATCCTTGCTCAATTCAGACAAAATATCTTCAGGAGACAACTCTTTAACTGGAATTTCTGACTCATCAACTAACTTGAAAATATATGGGAACGCTGTCTTTAAATCTTCGTTAAACGTGCGTACAGTTAATCGGTCAATCCAGTCATCCATGATTGCTTCAGGAATTTCCTGTGCTGCTGACTCTTCAAAAGATTCTGCAAATGATTCGTAATATGCCTTACGCTGTAACTTTTGAACCTGTTCTTTAATCTGCTCAATGCGTTCCATAACCTTGCTATGGATATCACCCATTGCTTCTGCAAGTGCTTGATTTCGGCTTACGTAGCCTTTAAATTTACGCAACTGTGCCATTTCTTCTGACAAACCAGTAATATGTTTACCAATTGGGTCGTATGGATTGCCACCATGCTTTAAATGTTCTGCTAAAGCACGGGCACCATTTAAGTGCTTGTATGGATATTTGAAACGCTCGCCGTCTGCATTTTCGATATAAATGCTCTCAATGTGCATTGTACGGCCAGCTGCTAATTCTGTATTAACTGGTTGTGAGTGTTTAACGATTAAACGAGCTTCACCTAAGTCTTGGTAACTGATTTTTGCAGTACCGTAAAACTTGCTTTCCATCACAGGGGTTACTGGAGGCATGACTGTTTCTTCCTTGCGCTTTGCTTGGAACTCGTAATCACGTTTATCTAAGTTACTCTTTTCCAAGTTGATGATTTTAAAATCTAATGTTCTTTTGTTGGCGAATCTACCCATACTACGGATAAACTTAAAAACGCCAGGGACATCACTATCAACTAAATCGCCACCCACTTGTACAACAACACCATCGTCATCATCTAATGTGATTGTAATCGTCCCAAGTACCTTCCCTGCTTCCTTATATGGGAATTCAAAAAAACGTGCTTTAGGAATGTCTTCCTTTTTAGATAGGACTTCACCGGATTCGCTACCGATTTTTACGTCAGTAAAGCGTGTTTCCAGCTTTCCGTATACTTCTAATGCGATATTGTCTAAATTAATGTCCATGTTATATTTATCAAATGCCAGAAGATATGAATATAGGTAAGGGTGGTTCCCAATTCTCGTCTTCGCCCCAATCCGTGCCCACTTTTAAGTATTCAAATACTGACGGGTCCCATTCTGCTAGAATCACGCTCATTCGCACGATTAAAAGTAAACTAGACACTAAATCGTCATGTAAGCCCACCTTGGCTTTATAAGTAGTACCCGCCGCAATAAATCCCTTTAGTTCACTTAATAATGGGCGGCTATGGATTTTCATTTTGTCTTCTTCAATCATGTACTTCATTTTAGCACATGCTGAAATCTTATTACCAAATGTAGTGTTAAAACCCTTGCGGAACTTCTTAACATGTCCCTTACGGAGTGGTTCGCTTAGGAACAATCCAGGGAATGTTTCTTCTCCCAAGTTCTCAATAACTACTAAGGCACTCTCACCAACTGTATTGTTTTCGACTGACCAATAAATTTGGTTGTAATTCTCTTCACCAATTTCTTCTTGTATGTATTTTAGAATATCTCTAAGAATCTTAACTTGTTGCTGCACTGGCGTTACGTTATGGTGCCATTCAGCAACTTGTTCAAACGATGGTAACTCAAATACTTGGATAGCGCCGTAGTCACCACCAGTACCTAAGCTAGGATCAAGTGATGCCATATATGTCAATCCAGCAACTGGCTTCTTAAACCATCGCACTTCACCCATCTTAAATGCTGGTTCTTTTCCAACAAGCTCTGCTAACTTAATACTGTGAATAAGTGTTTCGTCATATACCAAGAATTCACAATTATATTCTCGACGGAACTTCTCTTCCCCAATACGGCCCATTTCAACTTCTTTCCACTTGTCGTCGCGGTCAGGATGTTCCCACCAATCTGCTTTATAACCGTGGAATCCATTACGCCCAGTACCGTCTGTCTTCTCATTACCAAACGAGTCAAATTTGTCAGCAGCTTCTTTCCAAATAGTAGCAAATGTATCTTCGTCACTGTTTGGCGTTGATGTAATAATTGCTCGTCCACCAGTTGCTAGTGTTGGTGATATTGACGTCCAAAATTCCTCAGCAATATTAGGTTGTACGAATGCGAACTCATCGCAGTATAAAAGTGATATGGACATACCACGACCAGTGTTACCAGTAGTTGTAGCAGAAACGATACGAGATCCGTTATCAAATTCGATACTCCCTTTATTATAGCTTACGACACCTGCTCGTAAGAAGTCAGGACACAATTCATATGCGTAACGAATACGCTGCATAATTTCCTGAGAACCTGTGTATTTGTGGGCAGCAACTAGGATAGTTTGGTCTGGGTGGAACATTGCATACCACAATAAGTAACCTGCCGCACACGTTGTTTTACCACTTTGGCGTGGCATCATGTTAATGTTAAAACGATAATCGTGATAACTTGCCAATAACCTTTCCTGATATTCAAAAGGTTCAAACAACACCTTCCCCTTTACGGGGTGTTGAATAAAGAAGAAGTTCTTGACAAAATGCTCATACCCACGAGCTGGGTCCGAACAAGCAACCATGTGCTGGATCTTTTCCTCAGTCCATTCTTCTTTGATATGCGCCTTTTTCGTTAAGACGCCGTCTAATGATTTTGCCATACATTTATTTAATGAAAAAAACCGGGCAGTGCCCGGTTTTAGAGTGCTTTCACACTAATTACGTAGATTTACGTAACGCACGAGCCATTTGATTGGCTTCTTTTAATGACATTTTATGTTCTCTATATACATTATTTGCATATTGCATATCTTGTCCACCGGTAGCTTGTCTAACAGCATTTACCAAATCAACTAGTTTTAACTTAGGATTTACTAGTGCATTAGGTAGAATAGTTTTGTCAATGTAAACTAAATCAGCATCGTCAAAGTAAACATCTGCATCTTTTGGTAAACCAGCTTCTTTCTTAATCCACTTAGTAAGTTTGATTTGATCGCCCCATTTTTCATACCACTTAACAACGTTGTAGCCGTGTGCGCTTCCTTCTTGAACAACAACCGCTGGACGCTCTTTAATTTGTGCATACAATTCAGCCAACGCTTCTCGCATCGGGTTACCACCACCGTTTACTTTTGGTGCCTCAATGCCTTTGCTGAACATATCGTTACCAGTTTGTGTAACTGCTGAGACTGGCATAGTGAACTCACCGGCATCACCCTCTTCTGAATTTCCATATTCTTCACCAACACGTTCTTCGTCACCCATTAAAGGAACTTCGTCACCATGAACTGCGGCACCTTTGCCCTGTAAATGATTTACAAGTGCAATTAAGTCCTGCATTGATAAATGTACGTCACCTTCGCCACCGCACTCTTCGATTGATTCGTCAGCAGCACCTGCGCCACCTTGAACTTCGCTGTTTTCTGGTGCAGCGTCGGAAACTGGTTCCGCTACCGTTTCATCAGTGCGGCCAGAGTTCTTAGCTAGATTGTCTTTATGACTAATCTTACCCTCTTTCTCTTCAGCATCCAAATCCTTCTTAGTAACTTTCCAGTCACCGCCCTGTGCTTTACGCTGCACTGCTGGGACATCACTCTTCTTGGCGCTCTCTTCGATAGCTGCCAACTTTGATAGTAAATCGTGTAAATTGCTCATTTTATCTTCCTTTCATTGGATCAGGAAGTGTAATCTTTTTAGAACCAATTGCGCTGGTTGCTCCTGATGTGGTTTCCATCGTTGATGCTTTTTCAGATGGTGACTTCTTAGCTAAGAGTTCATCATTAAAATCGTTAACTTCTGTACCAGTATGTTTGTCTTTGTTTAACTCTTTTAAGAAACTCATCATGTGCTTCTCACCAACTAAACTTTGGTTGTTCGAGCTTTCATAATCAGTTCCCAATACTGCCTTACCAGATTTAACATCGTTTGCATGATTGATGTTGTATTCTTCTTGTTCAGCAAATGTGCGAACAATAATATTGGCTAAAGAAAGTTTTGCACATTCAGAAACAAGTGCTCGTGCCTGTGTTGATGTAACTGGATAACTTGTTGTAACATCAAACACTGTTAACTCAACATGCTTTAATGATGGAAATTCTTCCTGGGTTTCTTGAATTGGTGTACCCTTACCGGCTGAGCAGCTTTCCACTTTATATGGGGATAACGCATTCTTAATGTGTCCAACCATGTCCTTTGGGCATGGTCCGGCTACTTTAATCTTGAATTCGTATACCTTTTTGCTCTCAGTTAAGTATTCTTTAAATGATTTCATAATATGATCCTGATACTATATTTATTTCATATTCCTGATTTTTTCCAACAAGCTATTGCGATCT